TTTTTTGGGGAGGGTGGGCCCGTGAACCGTCATGCGTATATGGGTGGGAGGGCCCGTGAACCGTCAAGCGTTAAAAAAATAATTCTTGTCATCTTACGTTGTTTACTGTATATTATGGGATAACTTTAACTATCAAGGAGAAAGCAAATGAATACAGAAGAAAATCAATACGGTGTGAACGCAAGTTTACCAAGAAAGATTTTTAGCCAAGCTAAAAATCTTAATCTAAAATGGAATTTTAGTTTGGGTGGCGAAATTATTTTTCCAGAGATTGTTGGCTCAGAAGAATATCTTGGCAAGAAAATTGAAGTTAATATAGCAACGGCTAAAGATTTTACAGACAATATTGAAGAATCTGTGGCTTACATGGGTGCAACTGAAGAGCTATTGATCCGCTTTGATAATGGTTCTCGCATCTTTTATATGCCTTATGAATTTGATACAGAAATCACTGATCATTCAACTGGACCAAATTCAAAATGGATTGAGGAGCTCTATTAAATTAGGGCTTGGGCCTAAAAAGGGAGAGTTTAACTCTCCCTTTTTTTATTTTTTTTTTTTTTTTTTTTTTTGGGGAGGGTGGGCCCGTTGACCGTCAGGCGTAGATCACGGTCTACGGGCGGGAGGGCCCAATAATCGTCATGCGTAAAATGTCAAGAAAATTTTTCCATTGTCCGTTGTCATGCGTATCTTGAACAACGGCCAACGGTTCGTGGTCAGTTAATTTTACTCTTGGTTTGCAAGCGAAAGATGATTGAAAAAGTTTTACGGACAACGGCTCGAGGGCCTGAACCATAATAAATTTTGCCCCGTTATTTACTGAATGCCAAGCGATTTGGTGTGGCGAAAATACAACAATACCACTGCGATTTGCTACTTTGAGTTCCGTTGTAAAAAAGTGAGAGTTTGCAAAGCTTCCAACTAGATCAGGGAAGCCACGATTGACTGAATTTTCTATTCTATTCCAACGTATTTCTGGTGTCCGTTGTTTAATGAGTTTCCAAAATTTTGTCTCATTTTTACCACTCATTATTCAACGGAACACCTAACTTTAACCATACAAGGTTTCCGTGCATAACACGAAACTTTTTAAATGTCTAATCTAATATAAAATTACCTCCATCTTCGTCTTCATAACATTCAAAACAACCGTACCCATCACGATACTCGCCATCTGCGAAAATTATTTTGCCGTCCTTGTCCACTGCCTCGTGGTCTGCGTCAGCAGGAATGCGATTAACAAAACGACCACTCCCAAAAGAAGTGTCTCGTCCACAATGGACGCATCTATTCCCTATATCCATAAACTTTACCATACCCCCTTTCAATCAGTACGTTAGATAAGTTCTGTCCGTCTATGTAAATGTCTACAAGTTGTCTACCGTAGTAACCTCGCCTCCCTGAGAACACGATCTCTACGCTATCTGCCGTAGCCAACCAATCATTCACAAAGTATTTCGCTAGATAACCTTCCTGTGATGGAAGCTCTGGCGTGTCCACACCAAGCAACCTCAACGGCTCATTGTTCAGATAACAAGTGTCGCCATCATAACAGTAGAAGTCATCTGCAAAAACATAGTTGTTGAAGTGCCATGTGAAATAACCAAAAGCACAACACAATACAACATACACCCACAAGTCTTTAGTCATTGTTTCCACCCTATTTTACCTTCTTGATTAAGTTGTTCAAAACAACGATAGCACACACACCCATATTCATCAGGCATTGTGTAGTCCTCCTCGATTTCACAAATATTTTCATTCCAATAGTGATACTCGTGTTCTTCACTATCTTTACAACAATCACATTTACTCATCACACGCCCCCATAGATTGATCTGAAAATCTTCTTGCCTTCTTCAACTGTTCTTTCTTTCTCGCCATATATCCTTCTTTCTCTGTTGTTCCAACGCAACCACTTTTCAAAGTTTTCTTCGTAACCAACGTCAACATTGTATTCAAACACTTCGTGTTGTTCAACAATTGTTTTACTCATTGATCCTCCAAGTATTCTTTTACATCATCGTAGATACTGTAAAGACTTTCATCTGACGCATCAAAGTCATCTAGCTTTTTACCTTTGTAAGTGACAATGACTTCGACCTCCAGCTTTTCGTAATCTAGCTCACTCATCACACCCCCCATATCCAATAAACAAGTCCTCTGATTGCCAGAAGAGCTACGACAGACAACACAAGAATAACTATGCATCTGCCTTCTTTTGTTAAATAACGTGGTTTCATTTATTCTCCATTCCCATTTTCAACATCAATCATTTCATTAATTGTTATTTCTTTTTCATAGCCATTATTCCAACTTTCCTCATCTAACATTAGCAATTCATCAGCACCAATTAATTGCCACATATGATCTTTCCATATTTCTTCTTCTGGTTCAGAATCAATTTGATGTTGTTTCATTTGTTGCATTGACCACATAACTTCTCTTGCCATCATCAATTTCTCGTATGGTGTTAATGTTCTTATTGCTGTTTTTAATTGTTTTCTCATTGTACTGTATGTCCTTTCTGCAATTCGAAACTCATGATAGCTTCTATTTCTTCTTTGTCAAAGAAGCTTACCACCTTTTTACTATCGCACAAAATTTCAACGGCTTCATTGAAAGTCAATACACGATTAGCTACATACCATGCGTATTGATTTAAAATAGTTTCAGCTTCATCAAACATTTTATTTTTTACGCTAACCATTAATAACTCCCCTCGTAAATCCAATCGTCTGGTTCTTGTGTGTCAAAGTCAGCTTCCTCGATTGTATCTACTTTAGTTGTATTAATATCATCAAGATAATCTTTGTAGCCATCATAGACAATGTGATCATCTGCCGTGTCATAGTCCATGTTCTTGAAGCCAGATCTGATATCCCACATTTTTTGCTCTGCTTCTTCTTTACTGTCAGCAACTACTGTAAAATATTCTTTAACGAGTTCTGAAAATTCTATCTTGTATATCTTTTTGCCTAGATCTTTTTTCTTAATATAAAGTTTACTCATCAAGACCCCCAATACTCTAGCTCATCTACTGTGGCATATTCATACCAACCATCACACTCCGCTACACCCAACAAGAAAGCTTTCTTTTCAGCTTCAGTATCGAACGTGTAAGTCTTTTTAGTGTAACCTTCTTCTGGTTTCTCGATACCTTTGACGGCTTCAGTTCCCCAGATCATAGTAATCTTTTCCATTATGCAACTTCCTCGTCCCAGATACCAAAATTAAAAAAGTATTTTCCATTTCTTTCTATACCTTTTGCTACGGCTACTTTTTTCTTTTGTTCTTTTGTTAAACCAACCCAACAAGTAGATAACTTGTATAACTGATTTAAAGGTGTCTCTAGTTGACTTAAAATGAAGGTCACTAAAGCCCCCTCGCTTTTTAATGCTTGAACAGGAACATTGACTTCAAACAACTCTTGCTCACTATCATCAAAACTAGCGAAAACTTCTAATTTATATTTCATAGTTCTCTCTTTCTTTTGATGTTGCTATAAAATATGCTTCGCCATTACATCTAGGGCAAAGCCTTTCGTTATATTCGCCCTCTTCGTTTTCATTTGTTATATTGTCGTCCTCTACCCAATCAAAACTTAAATAGTGACAACTCAAACAGTATTGAAGCTGGTCATCTGTAAATTTTTCCATGTTTCTCTCTTTCTTTAAAATTATTTCGAATCATAATCTGATTTTTGTCCCATAGTCAATAGCATATTATAACTTTTTTAAAAAAAAATTGATTTTTTTTCAAAGATACTACATATTGTGGTATTGAACGAACAGCATACTATATGTCGAGACGCAAACATTTAACACCACAACAAATAAAATTTGTAAATCTTCTGGTATATAACGAAGGACGCAAGACCGCTACGGATTGTGCTATCGAAGCGGGCTATGCGAAAGACAGAGCAAGAAGCACAGCATCTGAGCTCCAAAACTCAAACTATTATCCTCTCGTTGTGCAAGAAATCACAAAACTTAGAAAAGAAATTAACGAAAAATATCGTGTGTCTTTTGAAACCCACATGCGTGACCTAGAACAGATTAAACAACAAGCGTTAGAAAATGGATCGTATGCAAGTGCTGTCCAAGCAGAAGTCGCACGCGGAAAAGCAGGCGGACTTTACATAGACCAAAAAATTATTAAACACGGGAAGATAGACCAACTCACACCAGATGAAGTACGCAAGGAGCTACAAGCGATAGCCGACCAGCTCAATCCAAAAATAGTGGAGGGAGAAGTGGTCGAGGAAGGCCCAGTAGACCGCAAGCGTAAAAAATAATTTATTTGTCTATGCAGAGACCGTTGTCTAAAACAATTTTTTCTTCTGTTTCAATCCAAACTTTAGCGCCGCATGAAAGTGGTTTGTCTTTGGAATAAACTATTTTTGAAGGCCCTTGTATATCAACTTCGTGTGCATAATCATTTGATTTATAAGTTTTAACAGTGATTACAGGATCATTCTTTTTGTTTTTAGAATTACTTCTTATCTTGTGTTGATTAACGTGTATTATTTTTTTCATGTTTCATTAATGTATTTTTTTAACATATCAAGAACCCACGGGTTGTCTCTAAATACACCAATCATAAAATTAGACAACTGATTAGTGACGAGCTCCTCTGCGTCATCTTCTTTCAGAGGGCCATTCGCTTGGTTGAGACCACTAATGTAGACCGCGGCATGCATTATCTCATGAAATGTAGTGTTGCATCTTTCTTGCCCACACAAGTCATGTTGTATTAATATTTCTCCCGGTCGAGCACGATACTCCCCATAACTATCTGTCATGTCATCATTAATGAAATCAGGCCTAACATATTTAATTTTTATGTCCCTGTAACCAACTTTAACTTTAGTTGGATATCCTTTCATCTCAACTTCTGAGCCTTGAGACAACCTAGTTTTTTTAGCCATATTTTTATCCCTATAGAGTATTTCTGCCAGCTTCTTATTTCTAAAATACTAAATTACGCACACGACTACAAGGAAACAGTTAAAAATTACCTCTGATTACCTCAACATTACCTCTACGAAGTAATTTTTTTGTTGTTATATATCAATAGTTTACTTCAATATTTCTTGTAGATTACCTCATTACCTCTAAAATTACATTTGTAAGCTCAAAAATAGAAAGCCAGCGAAAATACTCTTACAGAGGTAATTTATTTCCTCTTCCCTTGTCCGTTGTACGTTTTCCTTGAATATTTCTTATTCGGTCGCTTCGCATGCCTCCCGGGCCGTCGTATACGCTTCTTGGTAACATGTTCATCGTTGAAAAATTTGCTTTTTTTGGCCATTATTCTGCCACAATCTTCTCATGTATGTCGGCTAACTGGGAACGAAGCAGCTCAATCTCCGACGAACACCAGTCAGCCTCCAAGTATTGCGTTTGTTGAATACATATCGTAGCCAACAACGCAACAATAGCTATTTGTATAAACATTTTCCACGTCATTCCATCTCCTGTATCACAATAATCAACCTGTACTTCTCTTTCGCTCCAATAATAGCATTTGGCACCAAGTCTACCTTTTTGATGTCAAACTTCGTGTTTGGATTTGATCCAAAGCCCATAGGCACAGCCAGAGATACCCTAGCGTTGGCCCCCTCGGGGCTTTCACAAAACTTTTCTAGTCTAGCGACTAATTCTTTAGTTGTCCATCTTACCATAATATTTTTCGCACCTCTTTAACCATTTATATTTATAGTCATCCATCCGTTGACCCTCGATCGTAAACAATTGATACTCTAGCGCCCTTGACACCATAAGAATCACGCCCACTTCCATCTTAGTCCCAAACAACGCGTCATGTGCCATCGAATAAGCGGCCAGTTGGATGAAGTAATCTTCGATCCACTCCGCTTTTTTCGGCTTGTTTGTTTGTTTGAAATCCATAATCGCTGGCTTGCCATTCCATACACCCACACAATCGGTCGTTCCACCATAGAACGTAGGATAATACAGAGCAACCTCTGTCCCCCAAAACTCGTCAATCGAAGGAAAGGCACGCTCAATAATAACTTTAGCCATGCGCTTGCCAATAACACCATCGTTAGTGGTGTCATCGTACCCTATTCCTCTGATGTGACATTCGAGGAACTTGTGGACTGCCGTTCCGACACTCGCGGCTTGATTCCGTATCGCCTCTGCCGCCTCTTCGCCAACTCTATTGCGCCACTTTTGTAGACTTTTTTCGTCTTCCTCTGACTTTGTGTTGGAGAGGATGGTCGTGACGGAGGGAAGAAGTTTGTTCTGACCTTCGTAATAACGCCTGCCATTAACTTTTTTGCGTCGAACTTCAGCATACGGGTATCTATTTGTAATAAGGGAGTTAAGATTTTGAATGGCCATTCAACTTGAGTTTCTTTGCTTTCTGTCCAGCGAGATGTTCAATAGTCTTTGAGATAGACATTTCCATACCTAGTTGATCCGTAAGCGCCTCAGCTATAGCCACGAGCTCTTTGTATGTCTTTTTGTTTACAGAGACAGAACTGTACTTTCGAATGTCGGGCATCCTTTACCTTTCTATATGTTATTTTATTTCAAAATGCATGTCGGAGTCGAGCTGGGCCCATTGCCTGTTCTAGGCAAACCTCAAGTTCTTTAACCTGATCACGAAGCGCTTTGTTTTGTTGCTCTAAAAGATCAACTTTATTCTTTAAACTTGCCGCTTCCCCAGCCAGTACGAAACTATGCACTGGAAAATCATCCTCTAAAACCATGGAATCCTCCATATTTTGTTGTAATGTACCTCAACATATAGTAGATTGACGCAAACATGTCAATCAGAAAGGCACTTTATGCGTCAAGAACTAAAAAATAAAAGACCTTGCTACAAAGAAACCATCAAAGATCAAAACGGGATGCCCTATGTCATTACATTGTCGTTTTCTGAGGATCAAATTAAAGAGATTTGGATCAATGGCGGAGGCAAGTCTGGCACAGAACGCTTTGATATTCTTACAGAAATTGGACGTATTGTATCTGTTGCCTTGCAACACGGAACCCCACTAGAGGAGCTCGCAGCTTGTGCAACGTATCATTCAAGTGGTGCACCATCTACTGTAGTTGGGTGTGTGTTTGATAGATTAAAAGAAATTAACTAGGATCTTCTGGTTCAAAATCAATAACAAACTCTGCATCTGGGTCTTCATCGTAGTGCCTGCGCACAGTCTCTTCTATGATTTCAGACACATGTAGAGGTATGTAAACGATCTTGCCATTGATGTGTTGCTTGTATCTAGACTTACACTTTGAACAATAGAACACATTCTTCTGCGTTCCAAAAGGCCTCATCATCGCTGTGTTCTGACACGAAGGACAGAGAGACACATAGATAATGTTATCGTCGGTCACGATCCTTTGGCATTGCCCCAGTTGTCCGCGATGACGCAGTCCACCTTGCTAGGTACGTTGAGTTTTATGCAATGCTCCATAACTTTAATAATCCTTTTCGCCTGTTCTTCACCTTCGATAGAGATGTTAAGTTCATCATGAACTTGTATGTGTGGTATGATACCATCTTGTTCGTACAAGTCCACCATTGCTTTCTTTGTTTGGTCGGCTGCAGAGCCTTGCAATAATTTGTTTAACGCTTTGTAAGTATATGCTTTTTTGTAACCATGTTCTCCAAGTGCCTCGATAGCTTCTTTTTCTGTTTTGTAAAAACCAGACACTCCCCACCTTACAGGAACATAACCAAACGAACGACACCGTCGTCCGTAGACCGTAGTCACATAACCTTTGCTCTCCATCGCATTCATGGCTCGTTGTGATAGCTTTTTAACAAAAGGAACTTTGTCGTTGTACTCGTTGACCAAGGTCTCCGCTGTCTCATCATCGATACCAAGTTGACCTTTCAACTTCGCTCGACCCATGCCATAAAACAAACCAAGATTAATATTTTTTGCAACCTTACGCTCGATGCCCGCCATGTCCGCAACCATGTCATGAAAATCTGCATCACCACCTTTGTACCCTTCAATAAATTCTTTCGTTTCCATACTAGGTCTTTTTGATTGATATGTGAAACCGTCTGCTATGTTTACTTTCTCTGCAAAGTGAACACACATTCTAGGTTCTTGTTGTGAGTAGTCAAAGCTCCCCCACTTCAGACCCTCCTCTGGTATAAACAAAGAACGTATCTTGTTCTTAATTTCTTCGTTACGAGCTGGGATCTGCTGTAGGTTTGGGTTGCTATAACTAAACCTGCCGGTCACTGTGCCTTTATTGTCACTACGCATTTGATGTATCTCAGAGTGTATGCGTCCTTTGTGTTGATGGCGCATAATACTGTCTATAAATGTGGTGTACGCTTTGTTAGACTCTCTGGCAGACACAATAAGTTTGGCAAGTTCCGATTCGTGTTTACTTAAAAAGTCTTTTGTAAAACTGGGTTTGCCTGTTGGAGTCATGTCGTATTTTATGTTTAAATTATCAAACGCTTTGGCCACAGAGGCGGCTGCCCAAACGTTGACATCAACATTAGAAAGTTTTTTAATTTGGTGTAATGCGGCCTGTTCGTCTCTGATTAATTCTTTCTTTGCATCCTCTGCCGCTTGTAAATCTACCCTCACACCCTGTGTTCTCATGTCAATCAGGCAAGGTTGTAACCTAGTTTCAAGGTCGTATATCTGCTGCAGGTTCTGCTCTTCTATTTCTTTTTGATTGTGAAAGAATAAATCGTACGTGAGCCGTGCATCTTGTTCCGCGTAATGTCCTACGTAGAGACTAGGTATCTTGTACATTTCTTTCTTTGGATCGATACCCTCACTCTTTGCATAGTCAATAAGCTCGTCTTCGTTCTTGGTTGTGCCTAATTTATCTTTAGCTAAACTATTCAAAGTAAACGAGAATCTGTTTTCATCTATCAAAGCACTTGAAATCATTGTGTCATGTATAGTACCATTTACGGTTATGCCCATGTGTCGTAGCCAACCGATATCATAAGACGCATTGTGAAATATTTTTGGCATGTCATACGACAGTGTTTTCTTTATCCAAGGAATAACTTTGTCTGGATCTAGATTGTGTCCCTTTTGATGAGCTATTGGGTAGTATGCTTGCCAGTCTTTGGTGGCCAATGCAAATCCTGTGACATAACCATTACCCGTTGCCCAACCAGATCCATGAGTTAAAAGTTTTAAATCACATGTCTCTAAGTCGACTGCGAGGTATTTCTCTTGCGATAGATCTGGAAAATGTTCTTCTACCATCCACTCAGTCCACAGACTTGATTTCGTATTCTTCTCCATACTCGTCCTCCAAAATCATTAAAGCGAAATGTATTATCTTTCTAACGTCTTTTGCTTTTCCTTTCTCAGAGTGACGAGACACATACTTCACAATGTTGCCCTCTCTCCAACCTAACTTATTTTTTACAATGTAATCTGTAGGCTGTATGCTCAAGGCTCTGTAGTGAGCGCCATCGACTTGTATATCTCTCCATCCCATTATGCGACTTCCTTTCTTTGTTTGTATGCTTTGTGCACTTTATCAAAATCAAAACGAAACTGTCTGTTTGGTGACATGTAAATGTACATTCTCTTTTTAGCTCTAG